ATCGCTATGTGCGATAGGTGTGGTCAGCAATTTAAGTTAAAGAAACTCAGAACAGAAGTTATAAAAACTAAGCGATATAACTTATTGGTTTGTGACGAATGCTGGGATCCCGATCAACCTCAATTGCTTCTTGGTATGTTTCCTGTGGACGACCCACAGGCTGTACGTAACCCAAGAAAAGATACAACGTACGTCACTGCTGGGGTAAATGGTCTTGAGTTACTACCTAATTCCTCTGGTGGATTTCCCACGGGAGGATCTCGAGATATACAGTGGGGGTGGAATCCAGTAGGCGGTGCTTCGGCATACGATGACGGACTAACACCAAACTACTTGGCCGCAGCAACGGCTGTTGGTACAGTAACGATATCTTTAACATAGGAGTGCATCATGGATGCAAAGACTGCGGTACACAAACATGAAAAGGCAATGCACCCTGGCAAGCCTTTAACGAAACTAGCTAAAGGCGGAAAGACAAACGCTGATATGTTGAAGATGGGACGCAACCTGGCAAAGGTGGCGAACCAGAAAAAATCTTCGTTCACTTATCGAGGTATGAAATGAAAAATATCAAGGTTGTTAAAAAGCCAAAGCCTGTTCCTGTGGTCCATACGGCTGGATATCCTGAAAAAGATATTAAAACCAGTGGCATAAAAATTCGTGGCACTGGCGCGGCAACTAAGGGTGTAATGGCTCGGGGACCGATGGCGTGAATTATCAAGAGCTTGTGACGGCGGTAGAAGACTACCTCGAAACAACGTTTAAGACGGCGGACATGAACACCATGATCCGCCAGGCGGAGCAACGTATTTACAATACGGTGCAGATTGCTAATCTGCGTAAAAACGTCACAGGCTCGTTAACGGCAAATAATAAATATTTGCAATGTCCCTCAGACATGCTTTCGGTATATTCGCTGGCCGTCATAAAAAGTAATGGTGAATACCTATACTTGTTAAACAAAGACGTTAACTTTATTAGAGAAGCATACCCTGATCCTACGTCAACGGGCTTGCCAAAACATTACGCTTTGTTTGGTCCAGACTATCCAACGTTTCCAAACGAACTTGTGTTTATTGTTGGCCCAACACCTGATACAGGTTACAGTGCAGAACTGCACTATTACTTTTACCCGACATCAATTGTGCAACGCGCAATAAATAGCGTTGGTGCGATAGTTGGTGGATCAGGTTATGTGAATGGCACGTACTTTGATGTGCCGCTTACAGGAGGTAGTGGGTCGGCAGCTACGGCTACAATTACGGTATCCGGCAATGCAGTAACAGCAGTTGCTATATCTAACCCAGGTTGTTTTTATGTGGCAAATGACTCGTTAACTTGTGCCAATACTTATCTAGGTGGCACGGGATCAGGATTTACAGTAGCTGTTTCTGCGGTAGACAACATAGCAGGTACTACGTGGTTAGGCGATAACTTTGATTCTGCGTTGTTAAACGCAACCATACTAGAAGGGACCACGTTCTTAAAACTTGAGCCGGATCTTATGAAGCTTGCTAGCGATAGATATGTCCAATCGATTGCACTTCTCAAGAATCTTGGGGACGGTAAGCAAAGGATGGATGCATACCGAGACGGTCAGGTTAGGGTCCAAGTGTCATGAGTATCGTCCAAGGGCAGACAACAAGCTTTAAGTATGAATTGTATTTAGGTATACATGACCTAGATACAGACGTATTAAAAATAGCTTTGTTTACTGCAAATGCGAATCTTAACCAAGGGACTACCGTTTACTCGTCAACCAATGAAGTAAGCGGTACTGGGTATACACTTGGTGGGAAAGTATTGACAGGCGTTACCGTAAGTTATTCAGGTACGACGGCATACGTAGATTTTGATAATGTGATTTGGAATCCTGCTTCATTTACAGCTCGATGTGCATTGATTTACAACAGCAGTAAAGCAGATCGTTCGATAGCAGTTTTAGATTTTGGGTCTGACAAAACAACCACAACTCAATTTACAATTACGATGCCGACCAATTCAGCAACCAATGCTTTGATACGGATGGAATAGAGATGGAAAAAGCAAAAGCGGGTGATCAAGTTTCTAGCGGGTTAGCCGCTAAAACATCGTGGGGTGAATCGGCTGTGGCCTGCGGTAGGTATTATGCAGAGTGCCATGACAAGGATGGCAACCTCAAGTGGACTGCTGAGGGTGATAACTTGGTGGTTAACGTCGGCCTTCAGTACATGGCTGGCACGGCACTGGCAAACTCGGCAGCGCAGATCACAACATGGTATGTGGGCTTATACGGTGCTGCTGCAAGTAACACACCGGCTGCTTCGGATACGATGTCCTCCCACTCTGGCTGGACAGAGATTGATTGCTACAGCGATGCAACCAGACCAGCGGCAACTTTTGCCGCATCAACAAACGCCAACCCTTCGGTAGTAACGAACACCTCTAATAAGGCTGTGTTTAATATTGACGCAACCGCAACGGTGGGCGGTGCTTTCTTAACAAGTGACAATACGATCTTAGGAACGACGGGTACGTTATTCAGTGCCGCAGACTTCCAATCACCCGGAGATCGGTCTGTAGTATCCGGGGACGTGATCTCAGTTACTTATGAGTTCCGACTCACGGCAACATGAGTGAAGGCGGCTGGGGATCAGGTGCATGGGGATTTGGGCCTTGGGGCAGGTCAGCTTATGATCGTTCTGTTCTTGAACTGGCTTCAGGAAACGACACAGTTGCTGTGCCGGGGGTTGAGTATCCAGCATCTATTCTTGAAGCCGCATCGGGTAATGACCTCATGGCAGGCAACCCGTACTTCGCCGCCAATATTCTTGAAACAGCCAGTGGTGCAGATACAATTGCAGGGGCTGCTAATTTTGGTGGAACGATTATTGAAACATCTGCTGGTGCAGACAGTATTTCAGGTTCAGCAAGCTTTATTAGTTCTGTGCTTGAGAATGCGGCTGGTAATGACCTTGTTTCAATCAACGTGGAAATGCAGCTATCTGTACTTGAAAACGCATCTGGCGCTGATAGCATCTCTGCTGTATTGTTCTGGGAGCAGATCAATACAACACAAAACGCCGGTTGGTCGCAGATAACGACGTAAGGAATAGTTATGCCTTATACAAGTCTATTAGATTTAATTACCCCAGTCCAAGGAACCGAATCGGGAACTTGGGGTGATGCGGTCAATCGTGGCCTAACGGCTTATCTTGATATTGCAATTGCAGGTACACAGACATTAAGTACAGATGCTGATGTAACACTGGTAAATACTCAAGGCACGAATTCAGCAACAAATATTGGGTCTACGTCAGCCCAGTACATGATCCTGAACTGTACGGGATCAAGAACAGCACTCAGGTATATCAACGTACCCAATAGCAGTAAAGCCTACATTGTGATGAACAACACCTCTGGTGGGTTCAATGTCACGATCAGGGGAAGCACTGGGCCTACGACAGGTATTTCGGTTGCTCCGGGCAAACAGACTTGGGTAGCCTGGGACACGAATGCCGGTGATTTCAAAGAGATTGCTTCGGGTGATGTAGACGGGCCTGCGTCTTCTACTGATAACGCAATTGCAAGATTTGACGGTCTGACGGGTAAAGTTATTCAGAACTCGGCAGCATTTGTCGCTGATACGACAGGTGACATCACAGCCGGTGCTTACAACAAAGTCACGATCACTGCTCCGGCATCTAGCGCAACACTGACGATTGCTGATGGCAAGACACTAACGGCTAGTAATAGCCTGACGCTAGCGGGTACTGATAGCACCACGATGACCTTTCCGGGGACCAGTGCAACGATTGCACGGACGGATGCGGCTCAGACATTTACGGGCATACAGACCTTTAGTTCGGCACCGATCTTATCTTCGGCCACGGCAAGTAAAGCAGTCTTTACGGATGGGTCTAAAGCACTTACCTCTACAGGTACGCTAACCACGGATCAGGGTGGTACAGGTCAATCTAGTTACACCGCTGGTGATTTGGTTTACTACGCCACGGGTACAGCGTTTACCAAGCTTGCGCTTGGTCCAAGTACGACCATCCTTACGTCTTCAGGAACAGCGCCACAGTGGAGTGCTGCATCAGGTGTGACGGTTGGGACGGCTACGAATCTTGCAGGTGGTGCAGCGGGATCGGTGCCTTATCAGACAGCATCAGGTGCGACAAGCTTCTTATCCATCGGTACGTCTAACTATGTCCTGACTTCCACAGGATCAGCGCCGACTTGGACAGCGAATACCGGTACGGGGAATGTCGTTAGGGCAACATCACCTACGCTTACCACGCCTGTTCTTGGTGTAGCTACAGCAACAAGTTTGAATGGCCTAACGGTATCCACGACCACGGGTACGCTGACACTTGCCAATGGATCTACGCTTGCAACCTCTGGTGCTAATAGCATCACGTTGACTTCCACGGGTGCTACAAACGTCACGCTTCCCACATCGGGAACCTTGGCAACCACAAGCAATACCGTAGCAACGATCTCATTTGGTACGACAGGTTTAACGCCAAGCACGGCAACAGGTGGTGCAGGAACGGTTGCTGGTAACTTAAGTCCTGCTAATGGCGGTACGGGTGTATCTAACAATGCACTGAATACGATTACCTTCACAGGTAACTACAGTCTTGGTCTGACCTTAAACGGCAATACATCGGTTACCTTACCAACGACCGGCACGTTAGCGACGCTGGCAGGGGCAGAAACCCTGACCAACAAGACCATCAATGGTGCTAACAATACGATCAGCAATATCAACCTAGCCTCTCAGATCACAGGTACGCTGCCCACGGGTAACGGTGGTACAGGCAATACGGCCACACCAACGAATGGTCAGTTACTGATTGGCAATGGATCAGGGTTTACCCTTGCTTCGTTGACGCAAGGATCTGGCATTACGATCACACCTAGCTCTGGTGGTATTACGATTGCTGCAACAGGTGGTGGCACAACAACTAATGCGTTAACGCTAAACAATAGCGGCGCGGGTGCAGCATCTGGAACGACCTTTAATGGTTCAACGGCTGTCACGCTGAGTTACAACACGATTGGCGCGGCTCCAGCACCGACAGGGACATCTGCTCAGTTATTAGCTAATAACGGTTCCGGTGGTTTTAGCAACGTCACAGTAGGTTCGGGGCTGACTTTTAACGCAGGCACCTTAAGTGCTACGGGTGGCGGAACAGGCGATGTGGTTGGCCCAGCTTCTGCAACGGATAATGCGATTGTCCGGTTTGATGGCACCACGGGTAAGCTGATCCAGAACTCGGCTGCAACGATTGCCGATACAACGGGTGACATCACGGCGGGTAAGTACAACGGCTTAACAGTCTCAACAAGCACGGGTACGTTGACGGTTGCCAATGGTTCGTCGCTCATCACTTCCGGTGCAAACAGCATTACGCTGACATCTACTGGTGCAACCAACGTCACATTGCCGACCACGGGAACTTTAGCTGTATTAGGAACGGCACAGACATTTACCGCAGCGCAGACATTCCGTGCGGCCAGCGCGATTCGTTCGGAGGCTGCTTCAACGCAGGATGCTGTGGTGCTTGCAGGACGTGCGGGTGGTACATCAAGCTATGCGGTAACACTTACGCCAACCACGCTTACGGCATCACAGACATTGACTCTTCCTAATGCAACTGGAACTCTTTCTACAACTGGATTTGCTATTGCTATGGCATTAGTCTTCGGAGGTTAATATGGCGGCCCCAAATATAGTTTCTGTAACGAGTATCGTGCCACACACGGTATCTATCACCCCTGCTGATACCTCACGAAATGCTCTAGTGACAGCACCTGCGACAGGGGCAACGCATAAGATCAACTCAATCTTGATGGCGAATATTGATGGTAGTTCATCGTATAACGCAACGGTTGAGTTAAGGCTTGCTGATGGTTCAACCTACAGAGCCTTGTGCTTTTCATTGACCGTACCTGCTGGCGGCACGGTGGAGTTAATGACCACAGGGACATCACTTTATTTGCTAGACACGAGCGTGTCGGGTGAGGCTTCAACACTGTGGGCGACGAGTTCCACGGCATCCAAAATAACTTATACCTGC